AAGCATATCTTTTGTGAAACGAAGACCTTTTTTCAGTAAATTTAAAAACAGGGTCATCCGTAGGTTTTTTTCCGACTTTACTTACAAAACGGAAGAATGGGTCTTGTGCTATCGATAATTCAGAAACTCTGTCACCAAAGTTATATCGTCTACGTAAATCACCAGTATTATATGTTGTTTGAACACCAGTATTATCCGCAGGACCTGAACTAGCTATAGGACTACCACCCAAACCAGACGTTTGAAAGAAGTCTTTTGAGCTACTACTAGCCATGAGAAACCTCCTTAAGGTTTAAGTTAAGTCTGGCTACCTCACAACACTGTGTTGAGATTTAGCCAAACATGTTATCAACACCAGAATCAAAATCTAACAAAGCCTCAAACATTTGGTCATGTTGGCTTTTATTAGATGTCCCAGCATTATTTACACTAGCTTGACTAGTAGGCATATTGCGAACGTCCTTCATTTGTTTAAGCATATCTTCTTTGGTGTTTGTAGCAACCTTAGCATTGACTTCATTACGATTTACTAAATGGTACATATCATCTAATGATAAAGAATTTCCCATTTTTTCTTTCGCTTTATCAACAAAACCTAAAAACTCATCTTCACTCATTCCACGTTCTTCCATGAACGCTTTAGCTTGATTCTGATAATTTATACTTTGCTTGACTTCTTGTGCTTTAACTGCCTCTTGCTGTAATATCTCGTTTGCACGTTTATTTACAACTTTATCCACCATAGTTTGAAAAACCTTAGCCGAATCAGATTCAGGGTTATTAACCATATCATCTGTATCAAATTCAAAGTCTTCTCCTAGCTTTAACTCATCTTTAACGTTCGTAGGTACATTTCCACCGTTTTGAAAATAGGTTTTCATGTGGTCTACTAATCCGCTATCATCTTTCATCGCATTCAACACAGGAATAAAAGGTTTCAACTCATCGAGTTGGGCTTTCATTTTTTGTGCCTCACGACTGGAGTCGCTATATCTTTTTTTAACTTGTTCAAGTTCTTCAGATGTAGCGTCACCTGCTTGGGGTTCATTCTGTACTATATTAGGGTCCGCAGGCTGCGGAGTTTCTTCACTTACAAAATTACTATCACTTATTGCACCGTTTACTTCATTCTCTAATGCACTGAAGAAATCCTCTGAGGAGCCAGCATTGCCAGTATCTGCATCTTCAAAAGAATCTGCATTCATACCAATAGCTGGGTTGCCTTGGGTATCATCATTCATTGTCTATTCTCCTTGTTCATCTAATAAAGTTACATACAAAATAACTATTCATCCAAGTTATTAATTGCCTGTTCCTTTTTTATGTTTATTTCATTTACAGATTGAGCTACAGCATTCTTTGTTTCCATTAGCTGTTTCTCTCTACCAAGCCTATCCACTGCTTCTCTGTGATACTTAGTCTTATCCATATCTGATTTCATTTTTTCTGTCTTTTTATTAATTTCAACATCGGCTTGCATTACTTTGTTCTTTATGCCTTGTTGAACCAATTGTCTTTCTAATGTCTCAATTGTACCTTCTTTATCAGATAAGCTAGATTCCATTTGACTTATTTGAGATTGTAATTGAGAATATAAAGATTTTCTTTTTGCAATATTTTCTTTATTTCTAATATCTGTTTCAGCTAATACAGCCACATCATCAATAACCCCCATCTGCATTAATGATTTTAATTCTTCTAAATATGCCCATCTATTAACGGGTAGTGTAGAACCAGCTACTATTTTTATATCAAACTTAGCAGTAGGATAATCTCTCCATTTTTTAATAGATTCGCCAAAACTATTGTAAATAGGCACGTTTATCTCTACTTCAGCTGATTGATTATTTGGCTCTATAATTCTAAATACTTTATGTGCTGTATATACAGCTTGTGAATATTCTTTTACGACTTCGCCTAAATGTTGTAATGCTGGCTCTATTGCATGCTTTAACCAATATTTTATTCTACGAGTACCATACTCATCCATAGCTAACATACCACGATAAGGCATATCAGCAGTAACTCCAGCATCTCCTTGCATTGAACTATAGATTCCAGCTAGATATTCCATATCTTGTTTGCCTACTTGAGTTAACTGAAAGAATGCATTATTCAACTGAAAGGGCATTACAGGTGTAGGGGCTTCATACCCTGCTCTCTTAGGAAGCAATGCTCCAGGAGCAGATGCAAATTTTTCCCAATAATCTGTATCGATAGAACCCTCTTCATACATCCATCTTAAAGACGAACCTAAAGATGCATTATGTACCATTAATTGATGAGCTTTATTTAATTCTCTTTGTTTCCCTATCAAGGGAGAAACTGCAGACATTGGAAAAGGTGTTCCTGTCCACTTATAATGAATAGGGACTAATGGATATTCCTTTATAGGTAAATATTTTTCATATAAAGTTTTGTCCCCAACAACACATGTTTGTTTTATTGTATTGTCATGAAACCTTATAGCCTCTACTAAATGTTTATTAAAGTCTTCATTTTTACTTAGAATATTAAATTCTTTTTCACTAACAACTTTATTTTCAACTTGAGATGCTTGCTCTTGAAGTTTATGCCTAATCTCTATTTGAGCGTTTTCTATTTGAGCTGCCATTTGCTCTTGCATCTTTTTCAATTCTAAAGTGCCTCTTTCTGGAAGCATTTTTCCTTCTTTAATCAAACCTTGTATTTCTTGTTGCTTTTCAAGCATAGAAACTTGTAACTCTTCTTGCATAGATGCAACTTGCTCTTTAGCTTGTTCAGCTATTTGTTGCAAGACCTGTTCATCTGGAGGAATACGATAGAATATATTCATGTATGGAATTTTTTCTTTTTCATATACTTCGTAAAATTCTATTAAATCTCCATTCTCATCATCATCTGGAAATCCCGTACTATCAATATCTTTATAGTGAAAATCTTTTTGGTCTGCGTCCAAAGCTTTTTCAGTATATGAAAGTTCTGTATCGTTATCAGAAGATGCTGCCATTATTTTGCGTTTCATGTCAGGGAAGATATTGATGAGGTGCGATTTGGGAAGAATCTTACGTATCATTATGAAGGCAGCATCTCTGAAAAGTAAATCTCTAGATTTATGGTCGATGTATACATCAAAAGGGTCAGGCTGTTGAATAATAACTTCTCCCATTCCTCTATCAGCGTCTGGGTCGACGGACACTAATAGAAAACCTAGAGATTTTGTTATAGCGTCATTAATTGCATTTGAATATAGGCTTTGGCCATTTGAATTGTGCCAGATATAATCTGCTATATTAGAATAAACAGAGGCAACATCAGCATCAGAACCTTCAGCTCCAACAGCTTGCCAACGAGGAGTATTAGCTGTGGCATAGAAATTTAACATTTCAACTACAGGCAATATCCTATTAATTGTAAATGTTGGCATGCCTTGTTCTTCGAGAGCTTGCTTTTCTCCGTGAGTTAATTGGTTATCATGAGCAAAATCATATCCTTTTTGATTTATATATTCCCATTGATTTCTTTCTTCTGTACTGACCGAATCAAATAATTCTTTTACTCTTTCTGCCTTTTTATCTATTCTCTTTGACATTAATCTTTATCCTTTAACATATTTAAAAATTTATGTTTCAACCCATTTCCACTTAATTTAGCTATAATTTCTACCAAAGCTTTATAACTTTTTTCTATACCCTTTTGCTCTATTTGCATCCTTTTTTGCTGGTCAATAAGCTTTATTAAAATACCTTCAAGTCTCTTGAATCTCTCATCTAATTCTTCCATCAGTTCTTTCTGTATAAACTGATTTTGTTTCCATATAAAGAACCCAAACGCTACAGCTGTAACTACGGGAATCCCGTATTGTTCTAATATTTGTAACCAATCCATTTATTACTTTTGGTTTAAAATATCTTGAATAAAGCTCATATCTTCTTTACTAAGCTCGCCATGCCTTGGTTCTTTTTTCCACTCTCTTTCATCATAATCATAGAATTGTTTTCTTTCTCTACCTTTAGCAGACTGCATCGTTTCTAATTCTGAATTACCTTCAAACCAACCAGGCGCTTCATTCATAATTTTAACAATATCAGTAATAAGAGGGTCACCATATTCGCCAGATAATTTTTCCTGATTTTCACGTCTCATTTTTATCGACTCTGGATGTCTGTAATCCGAGCTTGGAAGGTCGTCCCCTCCGTACCTAGCATAATGTTCTTGCATCTCTTTGTTGTACTGGTCTCTCCCAAGCAAAGTAGCAGCTTCTTCATCTGACATATCGCCAAAATCCATTCCCTTTCCATGTTCAGCAATTTTCTGTCCTATAAACGACAGTTTTCGTAAATCAGTATGAGCTTTTAAAATTTTATCCCTTTGAAATGGGTCCAAGTCCATAAATTCAGGAGTGCTGATAAATTTATTTATCATGTCCATCTTCTCAGTATAGGGTGACTTTGTTTCCAAACCCATTGCTGCATTTGGGTCATGACTCATTTCATCAGATGGAAAAAGGTCTATAGGATTTCCCCCTTCTGAAAGCAAGTCAAAAACACCGCCAGTTTCTTTTTTTTCAATTTTTTTAATATCATGAGCTGCACCCTTGGGCTTTCTCACTTCATCTCCGTACGCCATCTTATCTCCTTAAGCTAATACCCAGCTCTTTGGCTTAGGTACATTTCTATAATAATTAAATTCTTTTTTATTTTCATTTTCTTTGATTCCTGCTAATGGACCTGAATACTTACATGCATATGCTAACGCATCTATCGTATCATCGTGACCCATTCTTGGTCCAAATGTAATAATTTCTCGGAACAAATCATACTGTTCTTTTTTTAAATGTATTTGACCAATAGCAAATCTTTGTGCTAAGACTTCCTGTATCCTATCTCTTTTAGATAGTCTGTTTCCAGGCTTCTCCTCTTTAAATGGAACTGTGAAATCGTTCCTTCGTCTCATCTCAGCACGCAGTGCTTGAAAAATAGGTTTAGACATTGCAGTATCTTCAACACAAAATAATTGAGGAGAATATTTTTTTGCGTAATCAAACATGTAATCGACTATACCTTTTTTAGGCTCTCCTGGTATTCCCAATACTGGGATACCTCTTCTTCTTTCATACTCAAGCACATAAATATTATTATCTAAATCTACTGCAATAGCAAGAATTACACTAAAGTCTGCATCCCTTCTGGCAGAATCAGTTGCTGGGTCAACTCCCACGTAGACGCTGACTGGTTTTGGGTCTTCTCCGTCAAGCACGATATAACCCATTCCATATTCGTGTTCATAGGTGTAACTGCCTTCCCAGTACTTGATATGGTCTCTTGTGAACATTGCATCTTCTTCATTTTGAACCTCCATCATATATTCTTGATAAAATTTTTGGGGTTGTCCAGAATCGGCATAGAATTTCTTTTTTCTCTCCATTTCCTTCTTTCCAAACCAACTGTCCCATAATATAGTACCCTTATCGTCTATTGCTTTCTTAAGAACAATATCCCAACTAAATTCTTGCTTTTCTTCCTTACTTCGTTCATAGTTAACAATAAGGTTATTAATAAAACTATCGAAATGCACAGGAGTCCCATTAATGCGTAACCTACCAGTATGGGGCTCAAGCGCAGGAAATACCACAGCAGTAATAAGGTTGGAATTTTTTGCTCTAGCTTCAGGGGTAACAGTATTATTCTCGTCTTCAAAGTCATCCAGTATAATAAGGTCGTATCTTTTATGTAATTTCGCACCACCACGTATCCCTGATATATTCGACTTACTAATAAGTTTACAGCCATTCGAAAGTTCAACATCTGTCTCTGTCCATTTCTTTCCTTTTAATTCTCCAAAATAATATCTTATTCTATCATTAAATTCCAAATGATACTTAACATAATCCATATTACCAGTAGCTAATTTAGCAGTCGCTGAAACCCATCCATAAAACAAAGGGTCTTTTGCGAAGCAAAAGTTCCGTAAAATATCACATTTAGTTAATACTGTCTTTCCATGCCCTCTAGGTAAAATAATAGCAACCTGCTTATTATCTTCATTAGTAATAGTATCCGCTACTTCGTAATGAAATGCAGGAGTCTCGGAACGCATATAATCATCGGGTAGAAATAGCTTGCCAAATGATATCATGTCTTTTTTAGCCATCATTAAAGCTTCTTCTTCCTTGGATACGTTATGAAGATTTATATTAGCCATTTATTTCTTTTCGCTGGTATCAGGTTTTTCGCTTGTAAATACATTGGGTAGTATTTCAGGAATATGATATTGAATATATTCCTTTTCTTTTTTCGAAATATCAAACCCTCTAAGACGGTCATTTCTATCACCAGGGACCTCTTCTTCTAGCATTTTATTTAGCTTGTTATACATATCATAAGGGCTAATAGGCTCTCCTGTTTTTTTACTATATAGGGGACCATCTTTAAAATAACCTTCTATTGCCTTAAACATCGGATTCATATGGATACCCATAAGCTCTATCTTTCCTATGTTTTTTCTAGCGGCATCATCTATTAAGCCAGAATAGTGAAAGCCTCTAGGAGTATCGCCCATAGATAGCGAATCAAACTTATCAAATTGAGATTTATATTCATCAGTATAATCACCTGTATCTACATCAAACATCATAATTTCTTCATTTCTACTCCAGGGTTCCCCTTCCTTAAATATATGTTGTTGTTTCCATAAGCTATCAGCTGTTGCAAAAAATTCATCAAACGTTTCTTGGTCTGGCTTCATGAAACGCTTATCTGTTTTCATACGGTCCATTATGCTATCTTCTGTGCTTCTACGTTTCTTTACTTTTTCTTTATTTTTTTTCATCCTATCTCTTAAGCTCATATACCTATATCTTCCTTCTCTTTTTAAAACCCATTTCTGAACTATATTTCTTCTTTAACCAATCGACAGCATAATCATTTTTGAAGGCTAACTTCTTAGCATTCATAGCATCTCTCATAAATTCTTCTAATACAACCTTAGGAGATTGTTTAAAAGGAGTTGCCTTAGAGTCTCCAAATAAATTAACCCATGCATCTGCAAATGCCTGGTATCTATTAGAGTAAAGTGTTGTCATTTTTGAAATCATATTAGTTCTGTCATCAGATGTCATATTTTCTAAAGGAGTTCCTTTGGTAGCTCTAACATACTCTGGGTTATGTTCATTAGCTAAAACTGGAACTATCTTTTTAGCAGTTTCATTAGAAATTTTTGCCACCTCTTCTATAAATTTAAGATGTTCTTTATCTTCCATTTTCACTATCCTTGTGCTATAAAGATTTCTAAAATAATTTGAACAGCGCCTGATACAGCTACAATACTTTCTAAGTCAGTTAAAGCAGTTATTACTGTTGCATCAGTATCACCTACTGATATACCATCATGTACACTACCTAGAATAAAGCTTTTATTCTGCTCTAATAAAATACTAGCAGACATATTAGCAGTCCCTAATTCACCCCCTGCTACTTGTAAACTTAGTGTGCAATCACTACTAGCTGCAGTACTTACATTAGAGATACGTATATATTTAATATCCTCTAAGTCCATTGCTCCATCTGAAGTATGCTCACTTGTTTTAAACGTAACTAATGTAGTATTTTGACTTGTTGGAATCTTGACACTACGATGCATTATATTATTTACATCTGTTATAGTTTTGTTAGTAACTAACTTTGTTTTTTGGCCATTTAGAGTCACATTCTCTATTATCGTGGTTGATAAGTTCGCCATTTATTTAAACTCCTTTTTTTTACCGCCATGATATTCATATGCATGACCTTCATCCTTTAATAACTCATTAAGAGACTTTTCCTCCCCCTCTATAAAGATTTCACCTAATACTCTACCATATTTACCTACACCGTGAGACTTTATGATAAAGCAACAATCATTCTTTTCAAGCATCTCTTTAGTGTATTCTTTGGCGGCCAAACCTTTCTTTTTTTCCTCCAAATCTCTTGTTCTTGATTCCCATGTATCTACGCCCATAAATCGGATACGCTTCATTACAGAGACATCAAATCCTAAATCTATATAAGCATCACAAGTATCTCCGTCTACAACTCTTTTTAATTTAGCCTTATATTCGTACATTACTTATCAAGCTTCTTTCTTTCAGCATTATCTATCATATCGTCAGTAAAGCCTTGAAATTGAACCCCTGTAATTTGCTGTACTTTAGCAGCATTTTTATCTTCTAAGTCCATAATATCAGATAACTTAAATAATGCTTTAAGTCGTGTATCATCCCTTTCTGCTGTAGTTGCTATAGTATTAATATCCCTAAGTATAGTGGTTTCACTTATACCTAATTCATCCATTACTGGCTTTAACTCTTCTTTCATAGCTGTATGTATCCTCTCCGTTCTTATTAAGCTAACTGCCTTACCTCTAGCGTAAGACTTATTATTAGTAGGATATGCCCTCATATATGCCTCATCAGGTTGCATACCCTCTGTTAAATAATTTACAAACAATTTCTCATTTGCAGTCATCTCTCTTCTATTTTGAACCACCTCATCAGGCGTTGCATACCCACTAAATGAGTATATATTAGGCCTTCTGTCAGCGTCCATCTTTATGTTCTTGCTAACGGGAAACGTCCCCGTGCAAGTACCTATGTAGTATTGGGTACCCTTTTTTCTTAACATCTTGCCTCGTCGTAAGACCTGTATAATACAACCGTCATCTGTTTGTACCCAATCGCCCACCTGCCCTGCTCGCCAATCAACTTTCACCTTGATTGTCTTAGGAGCTTCGGTTATATCATCATATACAAGATGTTTAATTTTATTAACTGTATACTCTCTCATGCCTCTGCTATTTCTGTTATATCTGGTAACATATCTAAAAAATCATCTAGTTCTGCTATATAAGCTGTTTCAAATATATTATCAGGTAATTCTAACTCTCTCTCGATTCTTTCCTCCATCCATTCTACAACATCTGAATCATCACTATAACATATAACTAACGTATAAATTTTTTTAGGTTTAGACATATTAAAATATAATAACACGCAATTTATTTCCCTAAGGAAATTAATTGTGCTTGTAAGGATTAGATAGAGAAAGCCCCTGAGAAGAAAAACTTTATTTTTAAATTTCGTTTTTAGCCAGTACCCTCTATCTGTGGTAGTCTTCGGTTCGTTAAGCTTAATTAGTCTATTGGCGACATTCTCAATCTCATCTTAATTTCCTAGGACCTGTAGATTTTCGACCCATACTTAAAACTTATATCAAAAATTTTTTTGGAGCTATCGGGGACAATCCTTAAACCTCTATTTGAGGTGGCAACCCAACTTCTGACCCTTTACTTGTTTGCGAGACCCTCAAGGGTGATAACCTAATGGTTGCTCCGCTAATAATATACTGTGACACATATCACATATCCAAATAAAAAAGACAAGGTTTCAAAAATTGTAGGATTTTAGTATACGGCTATATATTATCAGTATACCCCGTTGCATCGCTTTTCCTTTCAGGGAATTGCGTTGTTTTTGCTTTTTAATTACAAACGGCACAACAAGTTGTGCAAAGGAGTTCTTTATGAACCAGGTTTTCAAAACACTTATCTCTATGGGCTTCAATGCCATAGAGGTTTCTCTTCAAAACATAGAGCACAAGAACGGCTCTACTTGGGCTTACTCAAATAGAAAGCCTAGCAAGAAGGCAACAGTCTTTGGCAATTCAGATGTCAATGCTACTCTGTCTTTTTTTGATTTGAATGCAGAGAAGAAACCTTCTACTTCTATCAAAGATGGTTTGCTAGTCACTCTATGGCTCAATGATTGCGATGATGTAGAGGCAGAAATGTATGCTACTGACTTCGGCAAAGAGGCTATCATCCTCATCAATGAAGATGGCAATGGCGAGTTGATATCATATCAGCAAGCCGAGTCTATGATTGGAGATGGAGAAGATGTCTCTGATACCACTCAGGCTTCCACAACAGCCTAGCCTTCCAAACTTAGTTCCCCTGGGGCTCAACGAGCTCTGGGGGAAACATCTGGAGACTTACTTAAAACAGATTTTGTAAAACCTATGCCTATAAACCTTTTATATAGTATAAACAGCCCCTAAACATTAAGGAGATGAAGATGATAAATAAACTGTGTGTTTCGTGTATTGCTTTATGTTTTGTTGTTGGTACATTCTGTGCCTTTGTTGGTGTGTATGAAATAGTTAATGATATAAACCCGATGCCATCGTTTGTATTTATGGCAGGTTTCTACTTAGTTATGTCATTACACATATTTGCCTATTATAATTTAGAAGATTAAGGAGATAAAAGATGATAATTGATTTAAGTAAAAGTAGCTTGTCTGATGTTACTTTGTATAATACGTATAAATATCAGCAAATATCTAAAGAAGAGCGGTTAGCAGTAAATTCAGATGGAGTGCCTAATAATGTAAATTGGAACTTAGAAGCTCTTTATGATGTTGTTTGTCAGCTTATGCAAGGTGGTATTAACACTGATGTTACAATATATTTTACCCCAGAAGATATGGATTATATTGCCGATACAGACCAACATTGGTTTTGGGAGAAACTAAAGAACTCGATAGAAATGATTGCTAAGAAATAATTATAGGTTATATAGTTGCATAATGCCTGCTGTACAGAGCTATATATCCTGGGACTATCTTGAGTTGTTGATACATTCATATTGTTAAGCTTGCTTAACTCTAGTTCGTGGAGACTCAAGGTAGTTGCCAAACTTTTTATTAAAAACAATGTTAGAAGACAAATAAACCCTAAGTAAGGAGACTAAAAGATGAAGACGATTAAAAAATGGTTGTGTGAATGGTTAGGTATTAAAAGATTTGAACTTAAAGTAAATAAGTTTATTGATGATAATAATGGACAAATTCTTGATAGATTTGGTCTTCTTGAAGATAAAATAAGAAAGATTCAAGAAAATGTAGATAAACTAGAAGAATGGTGTCATCATACTGCAGAGTGTCATACTAGTAATATGGACAGGTTAGATGAAGATATTCAGCTACTCCAACATAACTTTAATAAGTTAAATAAGCTTATGGATTCAAATCTAGGTGAAACTATAGATAAATTAATTGACGACCTTCACCTTCTTAAGTCTAGACAGAAATGTGATTACAACGACTTAAAAGATAATATAGTATGTTTAGATGATGTTATAAGAGAACATAAAACCAAGCAAAAATTTGATTTAGCTGCGTTGTTGGATGAATTGGTTAGTAAAGATATAAAAGACAATGAGAGGCGGATAGACAGGCTTGAGCAATGTATCTATGGCTTATCAATAAGTGATGATGTAAAAGCTACTGATGTTAAAGCTTATGTTAAAGATATGGCACATCAAATGTATGGTGAGCGTGCTGCTCGTGGTGATGATAGTGCTGATTATGATGAGGTGCCATTCTAATGTTTACAGTAATGATTATAATAGCCTTCTTGTTAGTGATATGTATGTTAGATGATAGTACTGACAATACTAATGGGAAGGCTCTCAAAGATTTAAATGATACTATCTTAAACAGGAGAAATAAGTAATGGAAAGAGAAAAGAACTATATTAAAATAGAATATCAATACTTTCATGAGACTCTTAATGAGGTAAGAGATGAGATATTGTATGAAATGCCTCTTTATAAAATAGTAATTGCAAGAGTTAAAAGATTTATGTGGACTCTTAAATGTAGAAGACTGGTTAAAGTATTGACTAAATAAACAGCCTAATAAGGCAAGGAGACGAAAGAATGAATGAGAGAGAATATTGGTTAGATGGTTATAATGGTCCCTGTAAGTCAGGTTATTTCTTTAGGAGTAAGTTTGCTAAAGAGATATTTGATGTAGAAGAGAGAACAGGAAGACACGTTGTTGCTATTAGATTAGGTAAAAAAGATAATGGGAGCGCAGATTTCAATATTGAGTTCATCTTTGAGATGACTGATGAAGATATTAAAAAGGCTCAAGTTCAAGATAAAATAGATAAATGTCTGAAAGATGAGGAGGCTGAAGATGAATAAAAAGGCTATGGAAAAACGTATTAAATACTTGGAAAATAAATGTGAAAGACTACAAGGGATAGTTTATCCAGACAGCAAAAAGCTTCAGGAAGATTATGAGGACATGTGTTACTCTGAACTAGAAAGAAAGGCACTAAAACTAGTAAGAGAGGCAGCAGCAGAGTTTGATAAGGAGGCTGAAAATGATAAAAGTTAAGTTTAAATCATTAAATATGCATCCTGATAATCATAAAAAACTACAACGATTAGCAAAAGATAATTATCGCAGCATAGTAGGGCAACTACAATATATGATAGATAAAGAATATGCCGAGAATTATAGCTATGAGTGTGAACGTCAAGAAGAAGGAGAATAAGTATGGGCTTCGATGTAAGTGGGTTAAACCCAAAGTATAATACAACTGTAGATGATTTTCCAATGTTAAAGAAATGGCGTATGGTGCCTTGGAATGAAAGAGAAGAACATAAAGATTGGGAAAAAGAGCAAGAGCTGTATTGGAAAGAACACGATGATGAGAGTGAGTCTAATTGTGGTGTATACTTTCGTAATAATGTATGGTGGTGGAGACCACTATGGCAATATTGTTATGAAGTATGTGAACATCTATTAACTGATGAAGAATGGGAAGCTGGAACATATAATGATGGCTATGAATATGATGAAGATATATGTCTTGAAATGGCTGCGTTATTACAAGCAGATATAGATGATGGTTCTTGTCAACGATATAAAGACCATTATCAAGCTGAGCTAGATGCTCTTCCTAATGAACCATGTATTAGATGTAATGGTAATAATAGAGGAAATCATAAAAAGAAAGATTGTAACCCCTGTGATGGGACAGGTGAAACAGAAAACTGGAGTAAAAGCTATCCATTTGATGTAGAGAATGTTCAAAGATTTGTGAACTTCTTAAAAGAATGTGGTGGTATGAGTATTTGTTAACTAGTAGGCTCTCCGAGGGACTGTCTTCTTCCCTATTCATCGCCTACTAAATGTCCTGGGCTAGACAATAAATAGCCCAAAATTTATATAATTAGAAAAGTATGTAACTAGTTTAGTGGCAGTCCTGAGAAGTTACACTAAGTTTATTCCAGGAACTCTTTATAAGGTTAAGTACCTGATTTGTTCAGGAGATGCTAACAAGAGCACTACCATTAAACGAAAAAAAAGCTTTTCTATAAATTGAGGATAGCACCGAAGTCTAGACTAACGCTACTAACAGCATCGGGGTAGCCTATCCTCATAAAATTAGGTGATAAATGTTATTATCAG